ATTATATATATACATCAGCTCATACGGGGGGACGGAGGCTTTGTATTTAGGAATGATAATGCCAATGATTCTCAATTGCAATCTGATAATGATTCTAGGTGTGCTGGTGAGAGAGTGAGTTAAGCACCTACAGATAGATAAAATCACACACACATATAATATATATAGGGGATTTATAAATAACATTGATTATCATTCTCATTCTCAATTGATACGTAACACAACCTAACATTAAATTTTTGTAATGTGCTTGACACGTCGGTAACATGTCCGTAATATCGGGCCATATAAAAGGAGGGTGTACAAATGATTGATAAAACAGTCGAAAAAATACAGAATAAAATCGAAAACATGCTAATAGAAGAGAATCTTGACGATTTAGACATAAATTGGGCATGTTATCAAATGGATGGCGAGCTTCAGAATGAGCAAGTTATCATAGTAAGATTAGGTGAGGAATATTAATCATGACTAGAGAAGAATACTTGCAACAAGCTACTACACTATTAAACAGTGAAGTCTTTTCACCAGCAGGATATGAAATACCAGAAGATGTAAAAGTATCTTGCGGCTGGCCAGTGAGCGGTGGCGCGTCATCGCGACAAGCGACTATCGGCCAATGCTTCAGTAGAGCGGTATCCGCTAACAATGTGAATGAGATATTCATATCACCAAAATTAGATGACGCAATTGAAGTATTGAGCGTATTGACTCACGAACATATACACGCAATCGATGATTGTAAGAGCGGTCATAAAGGTTTGTTTCGGACTATCGCTAAAGCTGTGGGACTTGAAGGAAAAATGACAGCAACCACAGCAAGCGTAGCTTTGAAAGTTAAGCTTGAAGCAATAATTGATAAACTAGGTGATTACCCGCACGCTAAACTAGACTACACCAAACAAATTAAGAAACAGTCTACTAGAATGATAAAAGTAGAATGTAGCGAATGTGAGTTTAGTTACAGAACATCGCGAAAAAATATAGAGCTTATGAGCAACAATACTTGTAACTCTTGCGGTGAATCTACACTAGAAATAGTGTAGACTGTTTAAACGGCTTATATATTTTAAAAAGGAGGATAAAATGACTAACCTACAACAAGTGCATATATCGAAAATGACGGGAAAGCTTGCAGGCTTTCACTCAATCAGCACAAACACGGCCACCAATGATTTTTGTGAGGCCATGAGTAAAGGCAATAAAGGCAATATATGCGAGAGTTGCTATTCTATGAAAATGGTTAAAGGTTTCAGGAAATCAATGGCTCCAGCATTGCAACGCAATAGCGACTTACTGAGTGCAGATATATTAACTGAATGGCAATTACCACGCATTCTAGATGCTGTATTTAGATTTAACTCTCACGGTGAACTAATTAACGATATTCATTTCGAGAACCTATGCCGAATAGCAGAATATAACCCACATTGCACGTTTACATTGTGGACTAAGCGAGCAACCATAGTGAATAAAGCTTTTAAGAAGCGAGAGAAGCCAAGTAATCTAATTCTAGTTTTCTCAAACTCTAAAATCGGTCATATCATGGCGAAACCGCCGACACATTTTGACAAGACCTTTAATAATGTAAAAGGCAACGATAAATTAGAATTACAAAACTGCACCGGACAACAGTGTAAGAACTGTTTGACGTGCTACCAACATAATAACATTACAACTATTGTTGAGAGGGTGAAATAATGAAATTTATATTAAAAGAAATTGTCTCGAGGAATGGAGCGGGGACGGACACATACGAGAGATATGCAAGTTGGGCTTCCCCTAAAAACGTCATTATAGGTTTTGATTCTTATCAAGACGCTAAAAGGCGCGGAGAATCGTTAGTTCGAGATGCTTACAACGGAATCATCGGCTATAGAGTGGAGGTTGTGCAGTGATTGAACATTCAGACTGGATTTTATACATATTATTTTTAAGCTCTTGCCTCATTCTTTCTCTATGCGCTCTCACGGCGTTGGGGGAGTTAGCCGATAGGGTGGGTAAGGCGATACAATTTAAACACGGTAGAAGCCGTTACAATCGTTTTACGAGGGAATATAAATAATGATGTCATGTCGTATTTGTGAGAGGGTAGAGGACGAGAGGAACATGCAAGAGCAAAAAGGAATTAGTCTTTGTCGCTCTTGTGTGGACTACTACACCGATGAGGAGTTGGCAGAAATAATATGGGGGAATGACGAATGACAAGAGAAATACGGGAGGTAGTTCGAGGCGACTATCTCCCATTTTTATTGAATATACACTACGCAAAGCGCGTGCCTAGTATTTCATACAGCTACGGCTTATATAAACATGAAGTATTAGAGGGTGTTGTGACCTATGGTACACCACCAAGCTCTACTTTACGGCGAGGTATATGCGGCGATGATTTTATTTCGGACGTACTAGAGCTAAATAGATTAGTTCTCAAATCTAATGAACATAACGACAGCTCGTGGTTAATAGGCAATAGCTTAAAACTACTGCCGAAAGATAAAATAATAGTAAGCTTTGCCGATACATCTCAGGAACATTTAGGAATAGTTTATCAAGCGACAAACTTTATATATACGGGACTATCTGCTAAACGTAGCGACTGGAAGGTTAAAGGCAAAGAGCATTTACATAGTCAAACTCTTATAGACCAATTTCGAGGACAACCAAATCGAGCTAAAGCAATCAGAGAATTTTACGGAAAAGATTTTTATATTGCCCAAAGACCTAGAAAACATAGGTATATTTTTATCACAGGTTCTAAAACTTACAAGAAAAAAGTTTTAAAAAATTTAAAATATCCAATAACTGATTACCCAAAAAAGGAGAAGTAAATGCGGAAATCAATCACGGAAGTAAAACGCAGCGAGAGGTGGCGTAGGGACAAGCTCATCAAAGACAAGGCTACTTGTTATCTTGAGTACACGCAACGATTGATAAAAGTAAGGAGAAAGGCGCGATGAAAAAAGACAACATCAACCCAGACCACTACAAGCGAGGTGATATTGAGGTCATAGACTTCATACTAGACCAAAATTTTAATTACTTAGAGGGGAATATTATTAAATATGTCTCTCGATATAAGGATAAAAACGGATTAGAGGATTTAAAAAAGGCTCAATGGTATTTAAAACGCTTGACAGAGACATTAGACGAGAGTAATGTCGAACCTTATCACTACGAGAACGGAGAGAAATATGGAAACTGATTTAATCGATGTGAAGGAATATTGGCAAGAGTTTGATAGAGAAGGTGCGTGGTTATCGCAGTTTGAGGAAATTTTTAAGATAGACAAAAAGGAGGAGGAGGAAGATGAAGCTATCGAATCATAGCTTAGATGCTATTTATAACGCTCACAGCCTTACGGGTGGGGATTGTGAGGTTTGGGTAGATGTACCCGAAGATGAAAGGCTAGGTCTTTACTTTTATGAGTGGTCGCTGCTAGATTGCGATTCTCAGATAGAAGCCTTGTGGGGCGATGATTTAGTTAAGAACTCAGACGAATTGGCTCGTAAGCGCGGAGAGCACTACCAGTTAAGAGAAGGTAGTCTAACGCAGTCTCTCATAGACTTAGCTCAAACCCATAGCCCAACCGAGACTAATTCTTTTGTGTCGGCAGTTCCAGTAGAGCAGTTAAAAGAAAAGATTAGGGACAATCTTCTTTGCTACTTTGACCCAGTTTTTGACGAGTATTTTAGAGGTGAGAGATGAGTCGCACAGAGGAGCAAGTTTTTAAGGAGTGGCTAGAAACTTGTCCCTGTGAACACACTCACATCGTAAGCTCTAAGGGCAAACGTAAAACTAAAACCAGGATTCTGTTTGAGTATGACACAGATTCTATTTATATTGACATTAATGATTTTAAGGTAGGAGGTACAGCATGAAATTTGAGAACTCAGAGTATGTAAGCGTTAACGGGACTAGTTATCAAGGCAAGCTTGAGGATATATCTTATGCTCGGCTTGTAGAAACTTTTGGAGAGCCAACATTTAAAGGAGATATGGATAAAATATCTGTTGAGTGGTGTCTTGAATTTGAGTGCGGGACAGTGGCCACAATCTACGATTGGAAGACCCCATTTAAAGCGATACACAATCGACTGTGGCACGTAGGGGGGTTCTCTTATAAGGCTCACGAGCTTGTTAAGGAGGCTCTTGACTTCAGCCCGATGCGTATGGACGAGCTACCGCAACACGAGCAGGACGAGTACAATCAGTATCTTGACGATACCGCTTTCAGCTCACCAGGATACGCCCATGAAGATTGAGTATGACTTAGAGGAGATGGGTGCTACTAGCTTTACCACGTTCACTGAGGCGTTAAGGTATCTCATGGAGGAGATACTTACTGACGACTCGTTTGTGGTCGAGGCTCTTGAGCCAGAGGATTACTTCAGGCAGAGTGACGCAGAGCGACTTACAATTGAGCTTGAGCGTTCTAAGAAGCTTGAGGAGTGTCTTTTCATGCTCGCAGTGGCGTGTAATTGGGGAGACAGGAGTAAAAAGCATTGAGGTGTGCAGCGTGTAACGTCTTGCTTGAAACTTGGGAGTCAGGTTGGAATCAGAAACTAAAAAGATTTAACGATACTTGTGAAGAGTGTACAGGTATTTATTTAGAGAGTGCGTTTGACTTAGAACTAGTCGACAACTCAGACACCAAAATTAAATTTAACAGGTATCCGCATGGAAAGAATTGATTTGGAACCTTTCAAAGATTATTTTCCCGAGAGTGGTACAGTAAATATTAACCACTGTAAGGAAGGTAAAGACAACAGAGCATTTTATTTAACCTATAAGGAGGAAGATAATGTTATTTTGGGCTATTGTCACCATTGTCTTGCTAGCGGTGTCTACCATCTTAGGGATGATATCACTAGACAGGAGACTAAAGTTATATCAAAACGACTTAAACAAAACCGCACAGATAGTTGCGGAGATGGAAATGAAAACAGCTTTTCTAAGTGGGGGTTACCCCAGCTTGAAGAGTGGAACAGTGGAGAAATTATTAGCGAAGGATTTGAAGGACTTGGAAAAGACCACAAGAGATGGTGGTTGTTAGCAGGTTGTAATGTTGCAGATTTCGATAGGCTGGGTTGTGCTTACTTGTCGCAGATGGTAGTAATACCAATGCGTTCAGACGGAGTAGTCACTAACCTAGCTTGTCGAACTAAAGAGAAAAGCGATTTGCCGAAGTGGGTTACGTTAGGTAGAAAGCAACATGGATTTATGCGAACCAAAACTAGTCTGCCTAACTTCCTGGTGATTTGTGAGGACGTTATCAGCGCGATTAGATTATCGAGATACGTCACAGCGTTACCGCTACTAGGTACGAGTCTTAGCGAGTACCACAGGTCGATGATTCGTACTTGGGAGAGAGACCACAGGAAAAGACATCAAGTGCTAGTGTGGTTAGACAACGATTTACCAGAGGTCGTACAGAAAGCGAAGCAAATGTGTTATGATTTGAATAACTTCTGTACGGCTTCAATTTGTTTAGAAAAGATTGAACCAAAACATTTTGTTAATGATAGAGATTTGAGGGCTTTCACATGGAAACAGATTTAGAATTAAAATTATTAAAATATTTTGTTGACAAGGATAACTTTCGTAATTATAATCTCATTGGGGGCGCAAAGATAGAAAGATTATCTTCTAGTATAAAAGATATAATCACTAATCTTAAAGACTACATCGAAGATGTAAATCCAGAATCTATTAATCTTAAAGATTACAGTACATGGTACTGTTCAATAGCTCATCCTAATATCTCAGATTCTAAAGCTCAAGAGATAGAGGCAATATGCTCCAAAGTGGAGCAGATGCCTTCAATACCACCTTCAGATACAATCTTCAAAGACCTATCAACTAGACATTGGGCTATGTCAATCTCAGATTTAGCGTACGAAGTAACGCTAGGTAAGAAGTGTATGAGAGATGTACAACAGGCAGTACAAGATTACACTAAAGAAGTTCAGCACCAAAACAAACAGTATTCTTTCATTGAGAATGACAGTCTTATCTTTGACCAATTAGAAGAGCGTAAGAACGCAGATAAATATTCCTGGTCGATACCAGAGCTAGAATTAATGATGGGTCAGATATGCAAGGGGGACTTCATCATTGTCGGCAGTAGACCGGACGGGGGTAAGACTACATTCCTTTCAACGCAAGCAGTACACTTTGCCAAACAACTGAAAGAAGGTGAGTCTATATTGTGGTTCAACAATGAAGAAGCAGTGTCCAAGGTAAGGTCAAGACAGATACAGGCTGCACTCAAATGGACTACTTCAGAGATAGAAAGAGACATAGAGAAGTCTTTACAGTTATTCAACAGTAAGCTAGGTGATGGTGTTATTAACATCTATGATGATAACGCTATGACAATCTATGACATTCAGAACATTGTAGAACAGACTAAACCTAAAATAATTATTATTGACCAGTTATGGAAACTAGGCGGTATGGAGAAACTTCAGGGTATTGAGAGGTTTGCAAAGCTATCTCAGTTTATCAGAGACCTAGCTAAAGAGCATGCACCAATCATAGCCACAACTCAGCTAGACGGAAGTGCAGATAACGTCAAGTATCCTAGCATGGGAAGCCTTTACAATTCCAAAACATCTGTTCAGGGTGAAGCAGATTGTATTCTCACCATAGGACAACAGCCAGAAGAGGACGACATACGTTACTTCCGTTGTCCAAAGAACAAGTTGAGCTACGCAGACCCTAAGTTCAGAAGCGCAGGGTGCGCTGTCCGGATAGACAAAGAGAAAGCACAGCTTATATCTCTAGTGGGGACGCAACATCATGTTAGGTAGTATAGAAAATGTTATTGTCTTAGACATTGAGACCACTATTAATGCTCCTAGTCCCCATTTTGGTGCAAGCCCAGCTTACCCAGACAATCGAGCCGTGATGTACGGCTATCGTTTACTTTACGGAGAGCCAGAAACCAAGACTACGACAGACTTTAACGAGATAGCAGATGCTATTCTGATACCAAAAGATACATTAGTTATCGGACATAACCTATCGTTTGACTTGTACTACTTGCTCAACATGGCAGAGCGTGTAAACAGGACAGACTTTCTTAATAAAACTTTTTACGTTTGGGATACACAGAAGTTCTACTACATGCAGACAGGCAGAGCGACAGTCAGCCCTAGTTTAGAGTTCGTAGCGGAGGCTATGTCTGTTCCTTTTAAGAAGGACGTAGAGATTAAGGAACGATTTAACGCAGGTATTGGCTCAGATAAGATAGACGAAGAGCTTCTTGCCGATTATTTAGTGGAAGATGTTAACGTCACAACAGAAATATTTACAAGGCAAGGTCGTTTCTGTAAGAATCGAGGGAGCAAGTACACACTTTACATGATGGAAATGATGCAAGGAATATTTGCAACCACTCACATGTCACGAAACGGCTTGTGTTTTGACACAGACTCTGCAACTAAAGAAGTTGAGATATTACAAAGCAAACAAAAAGTGTTGACAGAAAACGCAATAGAACGTTACAGTAAATTGTATCCTGAAGATGCAGCGATTGAGTTTAACATCAACAGCTCTTTGCAAGTTGAGACACTGCTTTGGGGTGGGACTGTTAAGACCAGAAAGCAAGTTCCTAAACTTGACGAGCAAGGTAATGAAATGTTTTATAAGAGTGGAAAACAAATAGGGGAGAAGAAGATGAAGTGGGAAACAGGTTCAGTTTTAATTACAGGATTAGCCGACCAGGAGACCAAAGAGTTCTTTGAGAAGAAGGGCTGGGAAACCAAGGGCGGTGCTAACACATTGAAAAATATACAAAAATACGGAGGTGACGATGCCAAGCAATTAGCAAACGACATACTAGAAATTAGGAAGGGTGCGAAAAGTATTTCAACTTATTATAAACCTTACATTGATTTTGAGGTGGACGGTAAGATACACCCTAACTATAATCACAACATTACTCAGACAGGTAGACTGTCATCGAGCAAACCTAACATGCAGAACATATCAGGGAAAAAATAATGACTCAACCAAAAGAAATTCATTTAACGCAAGAACAACTTAAAGACAAATTTGATTACGACCCAATTACAGGCGTGTTAAGTTTTACTACTAACTTGTGCAATCGTTACAACGCTTACAAAGGAAAGCGGGCGGGGTATGTTAGAAAAACATACACATCAAAACGTCCTTACAGAGTTGTCGGTCTTGACAAGCACCAAAGAAAAATTTATGAACACCGATTAATTTGGAAATGGTATTACGGAGAAGAACCTCCACACATGATTAATCACATTAATCAAAACGGATTAGACAATCGTATTGAAAACTTAGAGGCAAGCACTAATTCTGAAAACCAACGCAATGCAAGATTGAGGTCAGATAATACGCTAGGCGAAGCTAATATTTATAATAACAAAAAGAAAAAACTTTTATACGCTTCTGTTATAGTAAATAAACAAGCTTATCGCTCACCTTCGAGAAGTTACAAGAACAGACCCTTCAAAGAAGTTTTAGAAGAGTGTAAGTTAGACAGAGATTTGCTGTATATGGAACATGGGTTTTCAAAATTTCACGGGAAGAAGAATAAATATGATTCTTGACCACTTCGTTTCTCCCGAAGGCGCAACTCTGGTTGAGTTTGACTATGCTCAACTGGAGATTCGCGTCTTAGCTTTGGCGAGCAGAGACAGACAGCTTGTGTACGACATCAACAACGGTGTCGATATGCACACGTACTTTGCCTCAAAGATTTACCGCAAGCCAGAAGCAGAGGTGTCGGGGGAAGAGCGTAGAGTAGCCAAAGGTTTTAGTTTTCAATTACAGTACGGCGCAGCAGCTAAAGGGATTGCTTCATTCTGGGACGTACCCGAACAGATGGCTAAAGACTTTATAGAAAGTTACTATGATAGGTATCCTGGTGTGAAGGATTGGCAGGACTCTGTGCAGAAAGAAGCGGAGACTACTATTGACCAGAGAGGTGACAGGGTTGGCGATGAATCAGTCCACTCTTGTTACATACCCTCTATCTGGAAAGACCCAGAGACAGGGGAAAGTATTACAAGGTATAGAACTCTCTGTAACATATCAAACTATTCAGGAAAACCTTACGCCCCTCCCACTAAATGTAAGAACTACCCGATTCAAGGGGCAGCGTCAGACATTGTTACTATGATGCTAACCAGACTAACCCGTTTACACGACCCAAGAGTTAGACTTGTCAACAGCGTACACGATAGTTTACTATTTGAAATTGACGATGAAGCCTTGGAGCAGTCGATACCTAAGATACACAGTCAGTTAGAGAGAGTTCCAGAGGTAATACAAAAGGTGTTCAGCGTAACTTCACCTATCCCTTTTCCAGTTGATTACGACTTTGGAAAAACTTTAGCAAAAGTGAAAAATAAAGCTTGACTTGTTAGAATTAGGCGTGTATACTATTAGGTAGACTAAAAATAGTCTTTATATAAGTTAGTTAGGAGGTGCATATGCACACAGTTACAGGCACAATCCAAGTTTTAGGCACAAAAGGAACCAGTTTTAAGCTCGCAGAGCGACCTGACGATTGGTTTAGTGCGTTTAACGGGACGCAATTAGGTGGAGCAAGCGTTGGAGACAAGGTTGGCTTTACATACATAGAGAAAACTAAAGATGACAGAACCTACCTTAATATAAAAGGTAATGTCAGCGTGAAAGAACCAGGAGTTGCCCTCACAACTTCTACAAGTTCTGGAACGCAACACACTAGCTTGTCAACTGACAAGGACATAGCTATCGCAAGAGCTGTGGCATTGAAAGCTGCAGTTGAGTCCCATCACAGGGACGATGCGTGGACTCCAGAAGCTATCCTTAAAACCAGTA